AACAATCCAGACCACGCACACATCCTGTCCGGTATCTTGAAATGCCCATGCTGCGGAAAGAGTATGTACGGCAATATTGCCAAGGCTCATAGCAAGGACAAGAAAACACGGTATTATTACTACTGCAAAAATACAGTTACGCCGACAGGGCATGAGTGCAGTTTCCGGCTGAATATCGAACAGACAGAGATCAACAAATTTGTGGCGAAGATTATTTCCGCTATGGTCAACAATCCCCGATTTGTAGAAGCAATTCAAGCGAAAATCGGAACAGCGGTTGATACAGAGGATATGGAAAAGCAGATCGCCGTCCTGCAAGGGCAGCTAAAGCAAGCCTTTGGAACGAAAAGCCGCTTGGAGCGTCAGATGGATACCTTGGACATCAACGATGCCCACTATGACAGAAAGATTTTGGACTTGCAACGCCGCTATGATGAGCAGTATGATACGATAGAGGAAATCGAAGTTCAGATTGGCGAATTGCAAAGTCAGATACGCAGTATCCAGCAGGAGAAAATATCCGGCGATAACATTTATCGGCTCTTACTGGCATTTGATGAAGTCTACCATTCCGCAACAGAAGCGGAACAGAAAGAGTTTATGAAAGCCTTTATCGAGCGAATTGAGATGTTCCCGGAAAAGAGAAAAGACGGAAGCTGGATAAAGAAGATTGTATTCAATTTCCCTGTGCCTGTTGATGGCGAGGAAGTGAAAGAACTTCCCTTGGAAACTGAAACAACCGTCGAGACGGTAGTTTTGATGTCAAAGGTGAACCCTAACAAGTAAATATAGTGTAGAAAACAAAGGACTTTCTCAAAGACTATCGTTAAAAGATATATGAAGTCTTGCGGAAGTCCTTTTTTGGTGCTTAAAATTGGCCAAGTGGGAACTGGTCTACTCGGTATGGTTGACACTAGGAAATGGATAACAAAGATTTGAACCCTAGAGGGGTTCAAAATAAAAATATATAGAGGGCGAAATATTTTATTTCTCCATTGATAAAAATGCTTTCTCCGTATATAATGTAAAATGGAGTTGGGTTACACGTCTGGATCGGAGGAAATAGATGGAAGTAAGTTACAATAAATTATGGAAATTAATGATTGATAAAGGAATGCCAAATAAGAGTGATTTGAGAAAAGTCACAGGAATTGGAACAAATACACTTGCAAAATTAAGTAAAAATCAAGTTGTTAGCATGGAAGTGCTAATGAAAATATGTTCAAGCTTAGACTGCGATATTTCTGATATTTGCGAGTTCAAACAAGAAAAAGTAACGGAGGATAATAAATAAATGAATGCAATAGATTTATTCGCAGGATGCGGTGGATTATCGAAGGGATTTATGGATGCGGGATTCGATATTATTGTCGGTGTTGATAATGATCAGGATGCCTTAAACACATTTGCTCTTAACCATAATGGTGCAAAGCCGTTGAATGCAGATTTATCCAAGCAGGAAACATTTGATGAGATTAAGAGAATAGCCGGAGATAGAACAATAGATGTGATTATCGCAGGACCGCCTTGTCAGGGATTCTCATTAACAGGTCCACGTAATTTTGATGATGAGAGAAATAAACTATATCTGGCAGTAATTGAAATGGTAAAACAGTATAAACCTAAAGCATTTATCATTGAAAATGTTCCTGGAATGGCAACCTTGTATAAGGGACAAATCAAGGAAGAAATTCTTAAAAGATTCCGGGACATGGGATATAACATTGATTGTAAAATCCTAAAAGCCTGTGATTATGGTGTGCCACAGATGAGAAAACGTCTTATTTTTATGGGAATAAGAAAAGATTTAGGTGAACCTTGCTTCCCTGAAGCTCAGTTTGGTCCGGGGACTGACCGCCCTTATCGTACTTGTCGTGATGCAATATCAGATTTGCCAACAAGAAATACCGAATTAGGATCGAATGAAGATGTTTATTCACAGGATGCAGTGACAGAGTATCAGAAGATGATGAGAAAAAACTGCATGGTTCTTTCAAACCATGTTGCTACAAATCATAAAGATTTTGTAAAGGAAACCATTGCATTAGTTCCAGAAGGAGGCAATTATAAAGATTTGCCTGCAGGAGTTGGGGAGAGTAGAACTTTTCATATGGCAT